GCCCTGCATCTATAAGGGCGTTATACACAGTTGTACGGTCACTGCGAATAGATTGTCGCATATAATAGGCTACAGTGCGTTCCATTTGTGTTCTAAAAGCTTTCGCTTGATCTCGTATAGCAGGGGGCGCTGTGTCAGAAACATTTATTAACTGCTTTACACAATCTATCGAAAGTTCTTCGGGGGTGAACCCACGGTTATGAGTTGTTTCAACAGCTACCAGAGTCTTATCTCTTGGAACATCTACTTTAAGTTCAAACATTATTGTTTCGCCCTTATTACTTTACCCGTACGGTATTCATCCGTTGGTTCTTTGGCTTCTCCAAGAAGTTTTAAACCTGTCAAAGACTCGGTAAAACGCTTGTCGTAGTATGCCATCATATCTTGCTCGCCCTTCATAAAGATGTAAGCTTCAACCAAGCTACCATACAACAAAGTAAGTTCCGCATTCTTACTCAACCATGTTGTATCGCTTCCAGCGGCGCTCTCCGTTATACTTACGGGTCGATAAAAGTAGTGTAACTCTGCGGTGTATGCCGCATCGGGCGTTGGACCTAAAATAAGGTAGTTTAAATCAAACACCGCAAAGTACTTAGGAGTACCATATGTAGTAGGGTTAGGGGTATAGGTCTGTACAAAACTAGGGTCTTTTAACTCTAAAAACTCCTTGTCCCCGTTGGCTTTATCTATACTTAAAGAAAAAGAAGCAAGATAGTCCGATGGAACGGGTAAATACTTGTAATTCTGAGTTGTGATTGCCGTTGAATTTTTCCTAAACAAAGACAACTGTACGCTTTTTAAAATACGTTCTTCTGCAATTTTTATAAACGTAGGCAAATTAGCGACAAAAGAAGTTTCGTCGTTTTCTGTATAAGACTGAATCGCCGCTTTTAGTTGGTCATAAGTAAAGCTCATGTTGTTTCCACCGTTACTTGCCCTATTCCACCAACTGCAACTAGTCTGTTAAGAGGACTGTAAGTGTTATCAGACCAACCTCCAACAGGGTTCCAACTCCACTGTATGTTCCGCTCCTCAGACAGGTTTGTCTCAGGTCGAGCATCTTTTAAAGCTTGAGGGTCAATAACTTTTGTAAAGGGACCTAATTGAGGTTGTTTTGGCTCAAACTCGTCTCTTCCAACAAGCGCACCCGTCCACTCCTTACGCATATCTCTATACCGATATCGAAAACCGGATCGGTCCGATATGGCATAAGCGTTTTTCCCTGATGCAAATTTAGACATTACGTTGTCCTAAAGTATTGATACATAGGAACTACATTAAAAGAAGACCTGTCACGATCTTCCGTCATAGCGCGTTCAAACTCTTCTTCATACACAGCTTTTAAAAGTTGTATCCTATCTGGAGCCCGTTTCATAGAAATATAGTAAGCTAAACCCGCGGCAAGGCAGGGATAAAACCTGAAAGGCATATCCACTGTGTTAACTTGAGTATCAGCGTCATCCATTCTAGTAAGACCATCGTAATAAATCACGTCAGTGCTGTTCTCAGGAACAGGCCAAATCTTTAAGTTTGGAGTATTTTGCCTGTCAAGAAAAAATTGAGAGGGTCGACCTTGCGTGGTCTTATTTGGTATCGTTATAAACGTATCCCGACTAACTCGGCCTAAAGAATAATCCGTGTTACCTCGGCGCAAAACCACAGATAACACATCTATTATATCGGCGGATAGCGGGTAAGATAATTGACCCTGAACAAGAGCTAAACTGCGTTGCTTAATAGTCCATTGATTAAGGCCACGGTTAGCCCATTCCGCAAGCATTAGGTTTAAAGACCTCTTAGCTGTCCGAAGGTCATAACCTGTTCTAACCTCTAAGCCGCAACGCTCAAACGCTTCTTCAATATACTCAGCTACATCTAGCTCAAAATCTTTGCTGTCGGATAAAGCCATTATTCTTCCCCCTGATACAGATTATCAAAGATACGATTCACATCTAATGTATAGTCTAAATCAGATTTTGAATAGTGTATATGTTGCGACGGCTTAAAGTCAGGTGCGCCCTCACCTGTTGAAAACCACGCTGGATGAGTAACACGCACCCGATTGTTAGGCAACGCTACAATGTTTCCAGCCCATTGCGGAGCCTCTTCACTATCTAAAATTTGTAGCACATGATTTTGTTTATGTTGAGCGGGATCATCTGCAATCTCACTATCCGTATAATCTACAGTAAATAAGTACTTGGCAGGCAACATATTTCCACCTATTTTTGCAAACCAAGGACAAGGGGTTGCCCTATCCATAACAAAAACAGAGTGAGTGTGAGAGGCGCAATCCCACGGTTGAGCATCGTATGTTTCCATAGGCTCCGGCCAATCAGACAAAGGAATATCTCCAACTAAAGCTGTTATGGGCATCCTTGCCCACATAGCTCCACCATGAACCGTGTCTTCTTCCTCACCTTCGGCTTCAATGCCTGTAAACATTACTTGAAAACTTAGACACCTGTTTGGGATCGTCGTGACACCAACAACCATAGCATGAAGAAAATCCCCATGATACTTTTCGTGGTTATGCGTGTATTCACGACGAACCCATGCCTTAAAATAAGGAATATTTGAGTAAAGGTACGACATTTACTTTTTCTTTGCCGCTCCACCTTTAGCCATTTTCATAGGGGCCAAAGTCATTCCCTTTGCTGCTGCGGCGGCTTTAAGTTGAGGCATGGTCATAGGAGATCCACCCATTTTCATCTTAGAAACCATTTTGCCGCCCGTAGCGCCACCTTTGGACATACGGCGCATTTTACCGCCCATAGTGCCACCTTTGGACATTTTTTTAACTTTTCCGCCACCGCGGTAACCTTTAGTCTTCTTCTTCATCATTGCCATTGGAACCTCCTTTAGGCACTTACCGAACCAGTTGTTCGCTTTCTTCGTAAAACTTTACCACATCCACGAGCCACTACCCCTTTTTTGGATGCTTTCGGGGACGACCTCTTGGCCTTGGTTTTTGGGATTTTAATTTCACCTCCGAACCGGGCAAATTGGACTTCTGCGGCTTTAGTGTTTTTGACATTGGTTTTGCCTTTAGCACCTTCACGCTTCTTTTTTCTTGCGGTTGAGGCGCGCTGGCTTTGCGAAAGACTTTGAGCTTTACTTCTTGGAAGACACCTATCAGGGTTCTTTTTATCTTTTGAAGTACCGCACTTACCTTTAATTTTACCATCTGTACCTATCCTCACCCAATCTTGGTCGCGCCATTTTTTTAACTCGCCCATTATTTTTTTCCCTTACTGGCCTTGGCGTAGTTAGGGTCTTTGCAATACTTTGAAGCTGCCATATTTGCATATGCCGAAGGATAAGTGTCAAAAGTTCTCTGGGCCCAAGCTTTTCCCTTTGGACAAATCTTACTTCCCTTGCTTTTTGAAGCAGCGGATTTAGACTTTCTATTATAGTTTTTTGCCACTATAAAAACCTTTCCGCTACAGCCGCGGCAACAATTAAAGCCGCAATGCCCCAAAGTCGCATATCTAAGCGTTCTAGTTGTTTTTCAATACTCTCAAATCTACGATTAGACTCTTGCTCATGCTTCTCCATAAGCATTAAAACCTCTTCTACTTTCATTAGCATTTCCACCTCTTACGGGCTTGACGCAACCTTGAATTAGGGTCCTTAGCTGCTTTAGGAAACTTCTTCATCTGACCCGCGGACCTTGCGCAATAAGACTTACGTCGCTTGTCATCTGCACTGCCTTTTTTAACTTTTCCAGTAACCGCGGTTTTTAACTTAGAACCGGGATTCTTTTTACGGTAAGCTTTAACGCCTTTTTCGGTCATTCCCGCCCCAGATTCAGTGGGGCGGAAGTTCTTTTTATTGCGCTTTGGCATTTCGCCTTTGCTTTTAGAAGTCATCTCCGACTCCTATGCGTGAAACGCCGTTATCATATGTGCGCCAGATAAATCAAATTGAACCATTAGATTGAGTTTAAACAAAACCCCTTCTTCTGGAAGAAATACATCGTCTGCCGCATTATCAACGCCACTGGTTTTTGTACTAAAAACTGTAGACGCCGCATCGTCGGCTGGAGCAAAACCATCAATAAAATCTATTCTTGTGGAAGCCGCTTTAGAAATATTGGTAAACGCTTTTAGCCTAGTCCGTCCTGTGATGAGCGACATAGTAACTAAGTTTGTCATCCCTAGCGAAACATTTGCAGCATACTGTGCGCTACACGTAGCAGAAACAATGGTTTTGAAATACCTAACTCCAGAAATAGTTTCAGCACTTCCAGTGGAAACTATTACTTCTGTTATAGACTTGTCATTCAAGTCCGTTCCAACGATAGTTACCGTTTTTCCATTATCTGCTGTTCCTGTAGTGGTCACAGTTAATTTACGGGCTGAAAAAGAATTGCTAGAAGGAAATTCAGTTTTGGCTAACGTAAACACCAAATTTGGTCTAGCCGCGGCTGCAATAAAGGTAGTAGACGCAGCTTGCGAGTCTTCCGCCGTTGTAGCGGTAATGTCTGAGCCTGCCATTACAGAACCCTCCTTTCAGTTGTCCTACTTACGAGCCACTGCCATCTGTTCCGAATGTCAGATCATACACATGATAGAAAATACGCAACTCAATATTACCG